TTCGAGTGAATACTCAGCCTTCAGAGCACGTGACTTAGCAGTAACGGTGATCTTCTCGATTGAGAATGCCATTTCGTTGAACTGACCACCTTCGGTAGTACCAAGGTTTTCTGCGTTATCAGTACGCATACCTTGACCAACGTTATAAATCGTTGGGTTGGTTCCAGCAGCATCAAGAAGACCTGGGTTTGAACCTGACTGAGCAGTAGTACCAAGACCAACTGCATTAGTCCATCCTTCGGTTTCGGTAAAGGTTGAACCTTGACCCGAGAATGCTGAATCTACTTCGTTGTAGAATGCTTCAGTACCACCCTGAGTCTTGTAGCGTGAACGCATTGCGAAGATAAGTCCGGTAGGACCGTTCATTGGTTGAACGCCTGCGAGGTCATAAGCAACCAAGTTAGGCATTGCGCGTCTGATCAGTGAGATCAGAACTGGATCGAAACCTTGTAAAGCTCCGGTTGAAGTACCACTTAAACCAGTTCCAGCTCCAGTAGTTGTGCTAGTAAAGTTAGTTGGAACGTTTTCCGAAAGAAACTCGCGCTCTTCACGGATAGTTTTTTCTTGGTTTTCGAGCAGGACAGCGGTAACCATTCTACGATGAGAATCCTTGATAGAATCAAGTCCCTGATAGTCCAGGATTGGTGCCCACTTCTCCTGCAAATATTCCGCATTGAACATTTGCATTTGTTTTACCTCTAGTTAAAACGTGTTAGTTTGATTTGTTTATAATTTAAAAATCACTTAGTAGTTCTGCTGAGAACTGACAAGTATCTTTCCATAGTGCCACTAATTTGTGGAGCATTGGAATACTCTACTTCTTCAGATAAATTCTCAGTGACTTCTCTTTGAGTACCAGCATTAGATGGGAAATATGATTCCCTTAAAGTTACCAGTTTCTCACGATAGTTTGCTTCACTATCAAACTCAACATTTTCAGCAAGAGAAGCGAGTTTGTCCTTCTGAGAAAGTGCAAGACCCTCAGCGACATCGGCAAAGATTACATCAGCAACTGACTCTGCTAATCTGGTATTAAGAGCAATATTTCTTTCAATTTGCTCGTTGAGTTTTTCTTCCATTTCATCAAGTTTATCTACCATACTCTCGATTACATCATATTTCTCTTCAGGGATTGATACATAATGATCTTCAAAAAGACCTCTCATTCCCAGAAGGAATGATTCAGTCATTTCAGTTTTAAGACCTGCTTCAATAGCGAGTGCATTTTCAGCAACCCACTCGTCGGCAACATACTCAAGGTATGCATCGACTCTTTCTACAAGTCCTTGCTTAATAATTTCAATTTCTTCTATGAGAGCATTCCCATAGGTTTCTTGAAGTTCTTCTTTGATTTCTGCAACCTTAGATCTGATTGCAGTTTCGAAGATGGTACGTGCTTTCTCTTGGAATTCTTCGGAGAGTTCTTCGCCAGCAAGAAGAGCATTGACATCTTCTTCGATGTCATACTCTTCCTTCATTTCATCTTCGTCCTCATCCCCATTATTCTCATCATCTTCTCCGGATGTAGAAGGATTATTAGTACCACCCTTCTTCTTCTTATCTTCTTCTTTGTCCTTTTTGCCACCTTCTTCTTCATTCTCGGAAGCTTCTAAAAGTGCCTCGTCTTCATCATACTCGGCATCTTCTTTTTTCATTGTTTGCAGCATAGGATCTGCAGATGCAGCCTTGGCATTAACAATATTCTTAACTTGTTGAAGAGTTGCGCCAGGAGTATTGAGTCTTGCAGACTCGTCATCTGTACGATAATTCTCTGGAGTAGGTCCACCCAAATCTTCCCATGCACCGGTTTGTCCAGGAGCAATTCCAGTGGACAACTTTTGCATTGGTTCAGCGGGTGCAGCTCCTTTGGTTACTACGTTTTCCATTTCTTGTAAATTGCTACCAACGGACATTTTAGATCTTGTGTATAATCTATATTTATTTATAATTTAAAGATTTGCTAAGAAATCTTGGAATAGTTGAACCTTATGTTCATCTAATGTTTTTTGATCAACTAAGGTGTTGATTCTTCTTTGTGTATTGGTTGCGAGGTGCTCACGAAGGATTCCTCCTTCCCAAACCCACTCCTTACCTTCCATAATTCCAGAAACAAAAGCATCAGGTGCAGATGGATCAGCAACGATATCTGCTGCAGTTGCAAGCATAAAATCTGGTCCAACTATCTTATGACCTTCATTAGTCATTTGAAGCGATCCAACACCACGAGAAGAAACTCCAAGACAAACACCTTCACCAATAAGTGCCTTAGCAATCTTACCCATTGGAGTCTCTAAGAGTTGAGCCTTACCAATAAAATTGCTTCCCTTTTGTTCAAGACAAATAATTTTATGAGAAACTCTATCAAGATTGACGGTAGGACCGTCTGGATGACCAAGTTCCCCAAGAGCACGGCCCCTATTAATAAATGACTCATTGTATCTCATTACCTCTTTTGCAAGAGTTTGCATTGGATACATTCTGCCGTTACGATTACAGATATCACCTTGAAGGAAAACTCCTTCAATAAACATTTTCTTTTGAGCACCTTTGCCTTCGGTGATGAATTTGACTTGTTGTACTTCTTCGGTGATGAGTTTCATTTTAGTTTGTGAACGCTACTTTATTTGCCTTAATAGCTGCTGAAGTCCAAATGACATCAGTACTGGTTTTCTGTAAGAATTCTACAGATGAAGCTGGCATTGCAAAGAAATTTGTAGTTGCGGCTCCAACTGCAGTATTTAATCCAACTGTAACAATTCCGGTTTGGTTGTTGAATATACGAACACAAGTTGCCTCACCAATACTGGTTGCAGTACCAGCAGTAGTTGCAGTATTTACTTCAGTTGTGATGACCTTTGTGATTTGCATTATTCTTGATCCTCTGAGTATTCTTCACCATCTTCCACATCTTCTTCACCAAACATTGACGAAGCAACATATGGTCTAGCACCGTCAACTCTTTCTGCTGCCTTAGCAAACAAAAGATCTTTGATTTTATCAGTAACTTCTGATGGCGAAGAATCTGTGGCAATCAAATCGATAAGTTCTTCCATAAAAATTTTAATGTATTATTATAATAATTATTTATATCTCTGCTTTTTTAGTATCTTTTTGCATCTGAGCATTTGTCTGTTGTCCTTGCTGATCTAGATTTGGATCTTCAGGAATTTCTCCTAGTGGATTTTGAATTCCCATGCCAGAATCCATTCCCATTTCAGGATCTCCTTCTGCTGGTGGCAAAGGTTCGCCAGTAATTGGATCTATTGAGTTTGGATCTGGAATAATTCCCTTCTTGATTTCGGTCTTAATTTGTTGATCAATTTCAATGATCTCACTATCAGTCTGACGAAGAACTTTTTTACGAACATATTCCTTAGAAAAATATTTTCCAATATAAGGTTCTATAGTTGCAAGAGTGCCAAGTCTTTCATTCAGAAGTTCTGATTCTTTCAGTTCTGCAAATTGATTATCATACAAGAAATCATATTGAATATGATCCGTCATCAAATCCCAATCTTTTGGACTAACAATATTCTTCAAAACTAGTTGTGTTTTGAGCATATCATTAAACATATTTGCAAAACGCTTTCTCAAACGACCTACAAATTTTGCAAATTTTAATTCATCTCTCAGAATTTCTGATGAACGTCCAAGATTAAATCCATCTCCACCACCAGCAATTCTGGATTCTGGTACATTCAATGATCTGTAAAGTTTCTTCTGAAAATACTCAATATCACTAAGTTCTCCAAGATTCTGCCCACCAGGAAGAGTTGTGATTTCTGTTCCACGACCACCTTCTCTACGTGGTAACCAGAAATCTTCCATCATGGACATAAACTTGCGATCATCACGAACTTCACCAGTTCCTGCATCATAAACAAGTTTATTTCTGTAGCGAGACATAACCTCTTTGAGGTACTGTTCTGCCTTTACCTTTGGGAGATTGCCAACATCAATATAGAAAATTCTACGTTCTGGAGCACGTGACAGTCTGTAAATAACAAGAGAATCCTCAATCATTCGAAGTTGATTGAGTGCTTTAATTGCCTTGTGTAGATATGAAAGAATAGTACCTTTGTTCCTATCTATCAATCCCGAAGTAACATAGGTGATAGAATCCTTTGCAATCTTAATTTGCTTTGTAGCACCACCACCAGATATCATTCCTGGAGATGGGTATGATGGTACAGGTGAATATAGAAAATATTCTTCTATTTCCGGATAAAATACCTTGTCAGTTTCCTGAATGGCATTCATATTCATCATGCCATTCTTATTCGCCTTCTTTTCTTGGCGAACAAATTTCATTTTCATGGGATCAATATATCTCAGATCCTGAATACCCTCTTGAGGTTTTTTAATATCAATAACCTTTAGATAATATAATTTTCCATCAACATACCAATTCCTAAAAATTTCATGGGATTTTTTATCAAAATCCAATAATTCTTTAATATATCTAAATTCTTCTCTAATTTTTTCTTTTAATTTATCACTTGCATTTAAATTTGAAAGTTCAATTTCAACTGGAGAATCATAAAGATCACTCACAATTGCTTCATTTACAACATCCTCAATAGCACCATCACATTCTGGATGAAGTGCCATTTCACGATATCTTTTAATTAGATCAAATTCAGTTCTATAGACACCTTCAATGTCTAAGTACTGTCCATAAAATCCACTTGCAATAAAATTGTCTACCCCGTCATCATTGTTAGGTGGGACGGGGGAGACAATGGATTTTGATTTTAATTTATCGCCAGAATCATCAATTGAAAATCCAAAAAGTTTTGCCATCTTATAAGTTTAGTCCGTATGTTCTATTTAGTTGATATCCTGACCACCAGCATTTGCTCCAGTACCCTTAACTGCTTCCCACCATTGAACTTGGAATTCACAAGTAAACTCTTCAATTACATCGGTTGTATCGTTGGAAAGTGCAATTGTCCCAAGATTTGTTGGGAAAATGTCATACATGTGATATGCTCTCAGTGTAGAACCATCACGATCTAATTGATAGACAAAAGCATCTGCCTGATAAAGTGCTGGGTCAGTAACACCAGTTGCATCAGAAACTCTGTTGATTGAATTGATCCATTTTTCAAGAGCAGAACGAATTGCAAAATCAGTATCATTAATGACTGTAACAGTCCAAGATTCAAAAGTTCTATCTCCTGCAATTTTCAAAATTCTTCCTCTAAATGGAACATTAACAGGTCCAATAGTGGATGCTGGAAGAGCAGCTGTCTTGATTAAAAATCTTGACTTATCGAGAACATTGCTGTCTGTTGGTGCTGAATCTGGGAATGATAATACTACTTCAAACAGATTAGCACGAGCACCACCACCAGAGAGTTTACTCTTAAAGTCGGTAATCTTCCTTAAAGGAGGTGGATTTAGTTGATTTCTAGTTGCCATAGTTGTTTACCTCTTGTTTAATTAGAATTGACCGATTACTTCATCAAACGAAACACCAGTTCTGGTGGCAACAAAAGTAAGACCAATGAAGTTAATTGATCTTGCTGGTTTAATATAGATATCAGCAACAAATTCATTGGAATCAATCACAGCTGCTGTGTTATTTGTTTCATCACAAACAACAACATAATCAAATATTCCTCTCTTTGCCTGAACATCACGCAAGAAAGGTTCCACAATGTTTACAAAATTTGTTCTTGTAATTTCATCGTTGAATTCAAACAGTTGATCTTTGGCAGCAGTAGAAATTGCAGTTTCTAGATAGATGAAGAGGCGACGAACGTTAATTCTATCAAATGCTGATGCCTTAGCGTATCCAGTCTTATCTCCGAAGAGAACAATTCCTGCTCCTGGTGAGAAGATAATTGGATTGATTCTATTCGAATAAAGACGATCTCTCTGTGATCTTGAAGGGTTGTATGCTAGTTTTACAGCATTCAAAATTGCACCTCTCGAAGTTCCTGCAGGTGAGTACCATGGGAAGTTGTTGATGTCATTACGAGCGCAGGTTCCTGCAATATCACCATTCAGAGGTACATATCTAAAGGTATCTGAGAATCTATCATACATATACTTATAACCACTATCAAAAATGGCATAAGTTGAAGATGCGATTGGTGTATAGAATTGAATTACGTTATCCGTAATATCTGAAGCAGATCTTACTGTTACTTCATTTTGATTTGGAGTATCTGTAAGTGCAGATCCTCTATAAGGAGAAATGAATGCAACTGCATCTTTTCTCAATTCTGCAACTGAAATCAATTTATTTGCAATTGCTTGAGCGTTTTGAATTGTATAATTTGCAGATCCCATCAACAAGAAATCAACTTTAAAATTATCAGTATTTTCAAATAAGTCATATCCATCAGAAATCTCTCCAATAGTTGCAGTTAATGCACCAGAAGATGTTAAGTTAGATTGTCCATTATAATTAACTCCTCCTGCAAGAGTTAAATTGATTGCTCCACTAGCACCAAAGATAATACCGTCTGCTTCTTGATCCCAACCATAATCTGCTTGGGGAGTAAATCCAGAACTAAATCCTGTTGTTACAATTCCTGCTGGAGCAGATCCACCAAAAATAAATGTAGAACTATTTACTAGATACTTTCTCCAATAAGAAGGACTTCCAACTGAATATTGAGCATCTGATGCTTTAGAAAGACTTAAGTGCTTCTCAAGAATTGTTCCCGCATTTCCGGTAATTGTTCCAAGTGCATCGATGACTACTACGTGAACTTCATCAAATCTTGCTCCTCTAGCTTCAGCATATTCTGAAGTAGATGGACGATCTGCAATATTGTTCCAGTTGATTGTAGTACCCGATGAGACTTCTAATGTCTGTTGATCGAACCAATCAACATCAGATGTTACAGTTGTTGCAGTCGTACCCCCCAATAATAAACTATTAACTTTTACAAATTCCGATCCAATCTTCAAATATCCGTTAGTATTAATTGCTGTGGATATTCCACTTCTATTTGTATTGATACCAATAATAGTATCTGAAGAATTCACTGCAGAAGTTACAGTTGCTATTCCAGGATTTCTTTGAAGATAATATACAGTTGTATTATCGCTGTGTACTGCTCCAGTAGTTCCTTCCGAATTTCTTGTAACACCAGTAAATCCACCAACGCCAATGCTAGCTCCACTTAAAGAAATAATTTCATTATCAATTGCCAAAAATCTATCTGTAGCTACTGTGAGATTGGCAGTAGCAATACCAATTGTTGTATTGGAAACACTTAATTCCAATCCACCAGCAGTATCTAAAGTTAAGGTTGATATAAGGTAATATGAAGTAATTGCTACTCCCGCATTAATTGATCCTGCAGAACTTCCTAATGAACCTCTGGTTCCAGAAATTGAGGTAGATCCTGCTCCAGTTCCAACAAATGAAATTGCATCTGATGCAAATTTGTAAATGCTTCTTGGTTGATAGTCAATAGTAGTTTCTGTACCTGCAGTACTTACATGAGATAAAACTTTTACATCAACTTTACTGGTTGTGGTGTTTATCCCAGTAATAATACCTTTAAAGAATCCAGTAAGAACTGAAGTAGATCCTACACCAGGTAAAACTGTGTTTGCTGGAACTGCCTGACTTACACCCAAACCTACTGATAATCCAGTGGTTGAATTAACAGTTAAAGTTTGATCTGATTTTGCATCAATCATTGCAATCTTGATTCCATTCGACCAAGAACCAGGATTTCTTGCAACAACAGTTACATTAGTGATCGTATTCTCATCATATCCCAATCCCGTATAATGTTCTAAACTTTTAACTTTAATGCTAGTACCAGCACCAGTTCCAGAAAATCCATTTTTCAAATCTACATCATCTGCTCTCACTATTCTTAGTGATCCACCATAAGCAAGATATGATGATGCAGTTAACCAATGCTCGTAGTGCTTATCAATTGCATATGGTTCACCGAAATTGTTTAGCAGATCTTGCTCTGTTTCTACTAAAGTTGGTGAATCTACAGGTCCCTTTGCAAAAGGGGCCACAATTGCACCAATTTTATTAGAGGTTGGGCCTACTCTCCCAACTGTTAAGTCAACTTCTCTTACTACAATTCCAGGAGATGCTAAATTTAGCGCCATTTGTATTCCCCGCCAGGTCCAGAATTATTCTAAAAGTATTTATAATTTTCGCCTCTTTAGCGATAGTCCCACATATGAGAACGATCACCATACTCATCAACATTCCAGACTTCTAGTGGTTGATTTTCATTTTGTGCTGTTGCAAACATCCATCTATCCCCAGTTTCTGGTTCTATGAAAGCATCAGTATCATCCAGTCCATCCAAAATAAATCCAAAAGGTGCCATATCTTGTTCAATTTGATTTTTGTGTTCCTCATAAATTCTTTTGCGAACATCATTGTTAGTCATCTCCTTAAAATAGTCTTGTGCCACTAACCATGAGAATATAACAAGACACATTGCAAGATCATCATTACAACCCTCTTCTGCCTCAAACGATCTACCTTTTTGAATGAAAGTTGTAAGTTCGGAGATCATGTCATAATCATTAATTGTAAGTTTATCATCCTCAATTAATGTTCTTAAATTTGAACATCCCAATTTTTTAACTGCGGATGTCATGCGAACACCAAGTTGTGATTTTTTTCCACTAAATCCTGATCCAACAATCTGCCCTGCACGTCCTCTCATTGCACACATCAAAACATTATCATATTCAAGATCGAAGTGAAGAATATTTGCTACCTGATCTCCAATATCATTTACTTCTACCAATAACCAAGATTCATTGTATGCTTTTGCTAGTTCGTGAATAATCGCTGGAAACATCATTGGTTTAATTTCATTATTTTTATATTTTGCTACTGTTCTATATGGAAAATTGGTAATGTCAAAAACTATAAATGCCGAATAGTCACTTCCAACTCCTCTTGCCACATCAACAGTAATTAAATAATTGTGATCTTCCTTTGGATCTTCATATACATCAAGACCTTTACTTCTCTTTGATGGATCTTCATAAATTAAGGTTCTTAATTTTGTGGGATTGATCAGAGTATCAACAGATCCTAAGAATTCGCAGTTATGTGATACTATATTATTTGAATAGTATAAGTTATCTTCACCAACATCTAATAAATCGTAAAGATATATTCCTTCTTCTACTATTTCATTATATACAATTTTTTTTCCTTGTATGATGCTATCTACTTTGATTGTAGATGCTTTAATTTTTTCTGATCCAAATGAGTGATTTTCTGAACATTTTATTTCAGTACCATCCTCAAAAATTATCCAATGATAAAAAGGTTTATAAACTTTCTGAATACCTGAGAAAGATTTAAATCCTGTAGGAGTTTTTACTAATATGTCTTTATTAAGTTTAAACATTTCTTACCTCACATTCGTTGATAGAGTTCTTCCATAGTAATATTATGAGTGTTACCTTCGTCATCAATTATTTCTATTTTAGTTTTTCCACTTAAACACTCAAACTCAACCTTAAACTGCTGTTCGCTAGTGTTGGCAATCGTGGATGCCTTCCATTTGGCGTCTCTACCGGGCACTTCTGACCAATGAACATCTGTAGGTACATATTCATTTTTGCCCTTCTCAGCGTCATGCCACATACGGTAGAAGTGATTCATACCATGAGGTGTGGATACAATAATTACCTTTGTGGATTTACCAGAAGAAATTGTTGGATAAACAGATGCAAAGAACTGATCTGCAATATTATTTGGAATGAATGCAAATTCGTCCAGAAATATGATATTATAAGATCCTCCACGAACAGCAGATGCAGAAGTTGAGGCGGCGATAATTTTAGAACCATTTTCCAATTCTAATGATTGCTTGTTCCAAGATAAGATACCTTGTTGCATCCATTTGGGGAGATTTTCATATGCAAGTTGCAATCTACTCAACAAATCCTTTGCGGTAGATGCTTTGTTAGCAAGAATGGCAATATTTACATTATCATTGAATACTGCATAATGTAAGAGATATGATACACAAGTCGTAGATTTACCTGTCTGGCGAGGCATTTTGCAAATATTAAATCTATTATCGTGAAATCTTTGAACGAGTTTCTCTTGAAATGGATACATTCTAAAAGGAACTAGACCATCATCCAGAGAAACGATCTTAATGTAATTCTTTGCAAAATATACTGGATCATCTTTGCATTTCAAGAATTCAATGATCTGCTCTTCAGTCCATTGAATAGTTGTGTTTGCTCTCTTTAGATTTGGATTAGAGAGATAAGCGTCAGATTGTTTTAGTTGAATATCTTCAATTGGCATAATTTATCCTTTAACACCACCGTATGCAAATATCCAAACACCACCAATAGCATTTGTAGTTGAGAATATTTCTATCATCATACTTGCCTGAGCAGCACCACCACCACCCAATGTGTAGGTAATACTACCATCACTACATTGACTTGCAGTTACTCCAGTAAATGTAAATTTATCTGGACCACCATGAGGAGTAATAAAAATCCTAACCCCTCTATTTGCAGTAAAATTAGTTAGTGTAACTGCCCTAGGACCACCAGCACTTGGTTGCCAGAATATTACATCTGGTCCAGTGAAATCTACTGTAAGTGTGCTTGCCTGTGTAGTAGAAGTAGAAATAAAATAAGATGGTATTGCATTAACTGTAACTTGCCCTGTTGGATTGGAAATAGTAACACCAGTACCAGCAACAATAGAAGTTACAATACCGGTTAGATTTGTTCCAGAACCACTATAAGAAGTTGCAGTAACTACACCAACACTCATTCCAAGTGATGAAGTATTTCCATAACCTAATACTGAATTTAGGTTTTGTGCTCCAGTAATCGTAACAATACCAATTCCATTCGCAGGTGCGATTGAAACTCCACTTCCACCAACAATTTGATTAACAATCGTTGGTTTGTTGAGAATAGATGCAACACCAACTGTTGAAGTCCAATCACTATTGACTTGAGCAGTTCCATTAATCGTAACTCTTCCTGTTGAACCTGATACTGTAATTCCACCAGTACCAGCAACAATAGAAGTTACAATACCAGTTAGATTTACACCATTACCAGTATAAGAAGTTGCAGATACAACTCCAACATTTATTCCAAGTGCCGAAGTATTTCCGTTAGTTAATACTGAATTGAGGTTCTGTGTTCCAGTTGCATTAATCGTAACTGTACCAATTCCATTAGAAGGAGATAGTGATACACCAGTTCCTCCAATAAGTTGATTAACAATATTTGGTTTGTTTAGAATTGCAGTAACACCAACAGTGGCATTCCAATCAGAATTAAGTTGTGTTCTTGGTCCAGGAATTTGGTCGTAGTGAGTTCCATTATGAATTAATAAGTCCCCATCTTGAAGTGATAGATTACCACTACCAAAATTAGTTGTACCAGTTCCAACTACTGTATATTCCCATCCTGCTTGTCCTGTTGCATCTGTAATTGGAGGAGTATTAGTAACAACATTATATGTTCCTTTGTAGATAACAGCACCAGTAATAGTTGGAGGTGTCTCCCAAGACATCACATAATTTCCAGCAACATTAGTAACCTTCAGGAACTTATCTGCTGTTGCTGCTGTTTGTGATGGGAAGTATGTTAATCGGGAATTATCATAGAAAGTAATACCACTGGAACTACCTGCACCAACAAATGATAAACCTTCAGTATTAATTGTTAAATCTAATGTTTTTGTGATTGAACCAATCGGCGCACTATAAAATCTATATTCTGCACCTTGTCTAGAATTAGTGAAGTTTTCTCTTGCATAAACTTCTATATTGTTTGCTGCAGGTCCTGTAGGAAATGTTGTAGTACCAAATCCAACTGTACTATAACGACTTAAAATATCCCCAAGAACTATTGAACTTGGAGATGCTGCAGTTCCACGAGCAGCACGACTGATATAAGCAGGGAATGCTCCAGTACCAAATCCATCATTCGTAATACGACTTACTACACCATCATTACCAGTAATATGCAACATTCCACCCGCATTTATAACTGGTTGATATGCTCCATTAGTTGAACCAATAATACTCATTCCACCAATATCTCCCGCAGGAATAGTTGGAGGATAAAACTGTGTGCGTCCTGTACGGTCTGTATAATATGCCGTTCTATTACTACTGTCTTGAATTTTTATTGAACGATTGAATACAACATCCGCAGTTGCACCAAGAGAACCAAAATAAACATCACGAGCAGAATTTTTAATTCTTATCTCATTATCTCTTAATACCCATTCACCAACTTCTAAACCGGCACCACCTTTGATGTAGAAATTACCATCCTTTGCTCCAAGTGCTTGGTCGTTTCCTAATGTTTCGTCCTGTACATAAATCGTTCCAGTTCCAAACCAGACTTCTTTAAATCTTCTTGCTGGTGAACCTAACGACCAAACATTCGTTGTATATGGAAGAATGTCCGAGTGTGCGACAATATTACCACCAGCACCAGCACTTAATGTAATGTCCGTATTATCAAGTGTTGCGACTGATAAACCAGGATTAACAACTGCACGTGCAAAATTGATGATTGTATCGTATGGTATAGGAGATACACCTGCACCTACGGGGAAAGTCTTATCGGTAATAATAACTTTATTGTATGTACCAGTACCAATACCAATAATTGCACTTCCAACTGAAATACCTGCACCAGCAATAATATCACCTATTTGAAGTGTGGGTGATGGAGCTACTTGGAGTTCATAAACTGCATAATTAACACCAGTAATACCATATGTTAATCCATAACTACCAATACCAAGATTGGAATATGGACCATATTCAAGAACTGAACTTAAATTTGCTCTTGTAATATTTGCAACAATTGAAGATACTCCAGAAATTACAGAACCAACTGGAAGATTTACAAATGAAACTCCAATACCATTCGTGGTTGTATTTCCACGATCCGTGACTGTATCCAGAGTTTCATTACTTAAAATTTCTCCAATAGATGTTGAAAATTCTGCTTTGTTTGTTGTTGAATTCCAGGACAGAACTTTACCATCATAAGCAGCAGAATTAGTTGCAACACCTACAACATCATCCAAATATCTAAAACGAGTTTCTCCACCACCACCGATTGTGGAGAGTTGTTGTTGAATACGAGAAAGGAAGAGTTTATAATGCTTTTCTAAATCTTCAAGTGTTGCGAACTTTTGATCCAGAGGAGTTAGTGGATCATTTTGTTGCTTGATATTTGAAGGTTCGGAAAGAAGTCCTAATGATCTCTCCATCAATGTTGGGTATTTTGGTTCTTCAAGTTCTTCTTGAAGTTCTTCTACTACCTCAACAATTTCCTCAATTACTTCTTCATTAATTGGTTCTATTTCATTCGAAGATAAGAAGTCCTCAAATACTTTGAGTGCCTTATGTCCTTTTTTATTTTTTATTTTACTTTTAGTTTTAAGAATAGAAACTTCTTCAAAAACAGAATCTAGTCCTAAGTCACCGACTAAAGATTCAAATTCTTCCTTTTTTTGTTTCTTTTCTTGTGCTACTAGTTTAAAAAGTTCTGACAGTTCGTTCATTTAATTTTTACCATTTCACTTTGTTTGCCCAATATGCTGCAGACATTTTACCTTTAGCAATATTTTTTGCGTGTCTAGATTGAAATCTATGACGACGACTTGCATATTCCTTTGATTCACCTTTTTTCTTTGGAGAACCCATTACACCTCTTTGACCAAAACGAATGAGTTTTTCTTTCCCATCCTCACACGCTTTAACTACGTGAGATTTTCCTGTGAGAGAATCCCCCACGGGTTCGGCCTTTGGGGAGTTGCACTTCATCTCTGATTTTTTTGCTTCACTCATAAATTCGGTGAATGATTTTATTTTTGGTTCGTAATGTGCAACCTGCAATTTAGTTTTCT